CCGGTACGCTCCGGACGCAGCGCTCGTATTCGTATCACTCGGCGAAAACTCCCGGCGCAAGAGCGAGGGACGGCAAACGACGTATTCTATCTACGTCAACCACGGAAACGGCGGTGGGCGCAAGATTGGCGGCAAGATCAACCGGCTTGCAGACTATGCGCAGATTGTTGACGCAGACGTTTATGTTTGCGGGCACACGCACTCCCCTGCCGTGTTTAAGGACTGCTTTTTCCGGACGAACGCTTCTACGAGGAGCGCGGAGCCGGTTGAACGATTGTTTGTTAACACCGCGGCTGCGCTGGACTACGGCGGCGGCTACGGTGTGCGGATGGGCTATCAACCGGTGAGCAAGGCCGCGCCTGTCATTTACCTTGACGGGTGGCGGAAAAATGCCGGGGCGGCAATGTGAAGGTACCCTATGCAGAAAAATGAAAATCTCCTCCGGGCGATTCTGGACATTATCGGCCGTGGGAATACTGCCGAGGTAAAGCAAACGAAAGACGGCGTGCTTGTGCTGGAAGTAAAGCGCAAGGTCGCCTTTCGGGAAACAGAATAACGACGTGCCCGGAAACGGCCGGGCATAAGAGCTGAACGGAGCTGACTGCGGAATGCAGTTGGCTCCGTTTCTGCATTTACGGAGGATGCCATGCCGAAGCAGAAGCGAAGCACGCAGACAAATTTCACATGGGATCCGGGACACGCGAACGAGAAACAGTTGCTGTTCTACCAGAGCCGGACAATGTACACGGCCTACGGCGGCGCGCGAGGCGGCGGCAAGACGCACGCTGTTCGCATCAAGGCGGTAGGCGGCGCGTTTACATGGCCGGGCATCCGCATCCTCATCGTGCGAAAGACATACCCGGAACTGCAGTCGAACCACATCGAACCGATTTTGAAGATGGTGCCGCAGGAGCTGACTAGCTACAACGGCACACTGCACACGCTGTACTTTCAGAACGGCTCGACCATCCATTTCGGCCACTGGAGCGGCATCACGTCCGAGAGCGAATACCAAGGCCAGGAATACGACTGGATCTTCATGGATGAGGCGACGCAGTTTACAGAGCGCGAATTTCGCTTTCTCGGCGGCTGCCTGCGCGGCGTCAACGAGATCCCGAAGCGCTTTTATCTGACGTGCAACCCCGGCGGTGTCGGGCACAGATGGGTCAAGCGCCTGTTTATCGACCGAAATTTCAAGACAGATTCCGACAATCCGGAGGAGAACGAGAACCCGGACGACTACAGCTTCATTTTCGCAACGGTCGAGGACAACAAAGACCTGCTTGAATCCTCTCCGGGCTATCTGCAGGCGCTATCTCAGTTGCCGGAGAACATCCGCAAGGCGCACCGCTACGGCGACTGGGACGCACTGTGCGGCACGTATTTCCCGGAATTTAGCAAGGCGACGCACACCTGCAAGCCGTTCCAGATCCCAAAGCACTGGAAGCGGTACAGGGCGCTCGACTACGGTCTGGATATGCTTGCCGTTGGCTGGTACGCGGTGGACGAAAACGGACGCTCGTACATGTACCGCGAGCTGGTGCAGCCGGGGCTGATCGTGCAGGATGCAGCAAAGCAGATCCTCGACATGACGATGCCGGACGAGCACATCGAGATCACCTTTGCCCCGCCGGATATCTGGTCGCGCCAGAAGGACACCGGCAAGACGATGGCAGAGGTGTTCATGCAGTGCGGCGTGCCCATCGTGCGGGCGAGCAACAACCGCGTGCAGGGTTTCCTGCAGGTGAAAGAAGCGCTCGCAAATATGCCGGACGGAAAGCCGGGGCTTGTAATTTTCCAGACCTGTGAACGGACGATCGGAGACCTCGAGGACATTCAGGCGGACGAGCGCAACCCGAACGACTGCGCGAAAGAGCCGCATGAGATCACGCACACGGTCGATTCCGTGCGCTACTACTGCGTATCGAGAACAATGCGCGCAGACGCAAGAGACGCAAACCCCTCGGAGATCATCTACGAGGACGAGGACGCGCAGGAGGACTACGAGGAATTCATGACCGGAGACGCACCGTCTGCCGGATATATCAGCTATTAGGAGGAAGACATGAACACTATCAGTTTGATCGGCCTGCTGGTGATCGCGGCGTGCTTTGTGCTGACGATGGTAAACCTGCGGCGCTGGGACGACGAGCTGCAGGCTTTTCAGGACGCGACGATGGACATGCTGGCAGATACGTCACTTGACGTGTCGCAGCTACAAAAGCGTGTAGAGGCACTGGAAGAGACTGCGGCCGCACTGTGCGAGCGAGCGGACAAGCTCGACGAGGAGCACGCTGAGCAGGTGGAACAGGCGCTGCAGATGGCGCAGGACTTCTCCAACGGCGTGTCCAACCTCATGAACTACAGCTACCTGATGGCCGGGAAAAAGGACGTGAGCGACGATGCCTGACGAGTTCGGCAAGAAGATCACGCCGGAGCAGGTACAGGCAGAGTACCAGAAAATGCTCGGCTACAACACCGCTGTCAACCTCGACGAGACGGTGCGCGCCAACGAGAACTTCTTCATTGGCAAGCAATGGGAGGGCGTGGATGCGAAGGGCCTGCCGACGCCGGTATACAACTTCCTGAAACAGGTCGTTTTGTTTTCCGTTGCAAACATCACGACCGACAACATTAAGATGCAGGCTACTCCGCTTGCGTGCGAGCGCACACCGGAGGACGTAGAACGTGTCGCGGAGGTCGTAAACAAGGAGTTTGACCGGCTGTTTGAATTCAACCGCGTGCCGAACCTTGTGCGCGAGTATATGCGCAACGCCGCGGTGGACGGTGATAGCTGCCTGTTCACGTTCTGGGACGACACGGTTGACGCCGGATTCGGCCTACGCGGCGGCATCCGCACGGAGATTGTGGACAATATGCGCGTCGGCTTCGGCAACACAGCGTGCCGCGACCCGCAGAAGCAGCCCTACATTCTCATCGAACGGCGAGAAATGACGAAGGAGCTGCGCAGAGCAGCGCAGGAGGCCGGAAATCCGCGCTGGAACGACATTCAGCCGGACACCGAGAACCACCACACTGACAGCTACAAAAATAGCTCAGAGCGCAGCACAGTACTGCTGCGGATGTGGAAGGAACGCAAGACCGGCACGGTGTGGGCGTGCGAAGTCTCCGGGCGCGTCATGCTGCGCGAGCCGTGGGACATGGGGCTGCGGCTCTACCCGGTGACGTGGATCAACTGGGACTACATTCCCGACAGCTATCACGGGCAGGCGCTCGTGACTGGCCTGATCCCGAACCAGATCTTTGTCAATAAGCTGTTTGCCATGTCCATGATCTCGCTGATGACGAGCGCGTTTCCGCGAACGGTCTACGACAAGACGCGCATTCCGAAGTGGAACAACGCAGTCGGCGCTGCGATCGGCGTCAACGGCGGCGACGTGTCCGGCGTGGCAAAGATCATCGACCCGGCACAGATCAGCCCGCAGATCGCGCAGTTTATCCAGACGAGCGTGGACTATACGCGGCAGTTTCTCGGTGCGACGAGCGCAGCGCTTGGCGAGACGCGGCCGGACAACACATCGGCCATTATCGCCCTGCAGCGCGCAGCCAGCATCCCGTCGGAGATCACGAAACAGAACCTCTACAAATCCATTGAGGATCTGGGGCGCATCTATCTGGACTTCATGGCGGCGTACTACGGAAAGCGCAAAGTGCAGGTGTCTATGCCGGACGTCGGCTCGGACATTCTCGCATTTGCCGGGAAAGACCCGGAGGAGCTGGAAACCGTGCTGTTCGACTACGGCATTCTGAACGATATGCCGATGGCGCTGAAGCTGGACGTCGGCGCAAGCTCGTACTGGTCGGAGATGGCGTCGGTGCAGACACTGGATAACCTGCTGATGCAGGACAAGATCACGATCGAGGAATACCTTGAGCGCATCCCGGACGGCTACATCCCGAAGCGGCAGGAGCTGATCGCCTCGCGCAAGCAGGCGACACAGCAGCAGATGATGCAGCCGGAGGAACAGAGCACAGGCGGCACGCCGGAGACCGGCGCTCTGGTCGATCTCGGCCAGAAGACGCCCATTCGCGGCGGCGGCGGCTTCGGCGACCTGCAGCGCAAGGTCATGCAGACCGGAACGACCGAATAACGAACGCTCGGCGGAAAACCGCCTTGCAAATACATTACCGGATAAATTTCAACACGTGGCGCCGACCATAGCGCCGCACCCGCCAACCATAGCGGGAGAAGGGATTTTGACATGGAAGACGAAATGAACACCGCCTTTACGGCGGACGCAGACGATTGGAGCGACATCACGGCGGACAGCTTTGCCGACGTCGAGGACGACGCGCAGGGCGCGCCGGACACGGAGGCACAGGGCAACGACGCCGCGCCGGAGATCGAACAGAACGACGGCGGGCAGGATGCAGATGCCGCACAGACGGGCGAGAACGAGGAGCAGCAGGCGCAGACAGACGGCCAACTGTTTGAGCTCAAGCACCTCGGCGAGACGAAAAATGTGAACCGGGACGAGGTCGTAACGCTCGCCCAGAAGGGCATGGACTACGACCGCGTGACCGAGAAGAACACGCAGCTGGAAACCCAGGTGTCCGAACAGAAACAGCAACTGGCGCAGCTCACGGAACACGAGAACGCGCTGCAGGAGCTGGCAAAGCAGAGCGGCACAACCGTCGAGGAGCTTGTGGAAAATATGCTCATTGCCGTTACCAAGAGTAAATACGGCATCGACGACGACGGCATGGCGCTCGAGCGTGTAAAGCTCGACAGAGAGCGCCGCGCGCTCGATCAGGAACGGGCAGCACTGGCGCCCCAGAAGCAGGAGCAGGAGCAGCAGGCAGCGAACGAGAAGTGGCGCGGCGAGTGCTTTGACGCATTTGCAAAAGCCTATCCCGACGTTGACCCGGCCTCCATTCCGAACGGCGTGTGGGAAGCCTTTAACCGCGGTGAAACGCTGGTTTCGGCCTACGCAAGAGAACGCAACAAGGCGCTGGAGGCAGAGATCGCGCGCATGAAATCCGAACAGGAGACGCGCGACCGGAACGCGGCGAACGCCGCGAGGAGCACCGGCAGCCAGAGCAGCGCCGGGAAGGCCGGCAGCGACGAAGCGTTTGACGCGCTGTGGTACGACGGAAACTGACCGCGTGAAATGAGGGCTTGCCTCCGCCTGAAATTCTGAATTTTTAAGTGAGGTAATTACATTATGGCAATCAACGTTGCAAACAAGTATAGCACGAAACTCGACGAACGTTTTCACCAGAAGAGCGTGACCGACGCATTCGCCGGTAAGGACTACGACTTTGTTGGCGTAAACGCAATCAACGTGTACAGCTCCGACGAGGGCGACTTCGGCGACTACACCCGCAGCGGCTCCAACCGCTTCGGCGCGATCAAAGAGCTGGGCGACACTGTGCAGACCATGCGCATGACGCAGGACAAGGGCGGCACGTTCTCGATCGACGCGGGCAACGCTGCCGAACAGTTTAACGTCAAGCAGTGCAACGCGCGCATGAAGGCGACGTGGGACGGCAAGGTCACTCCGAGCATCGACAAGTACCGTCTGCAGCAGTGGGTCGGCGGTGCCGGTGTTGTGACCGTCAACGCGACCGCGCTGACCGGCAAGACGGCCATCGACGCCATTGTCAACATGGGCGCGGAGATGTCCAACCATCTTGTGCCGACCGACAACCGCGCGATCTTCATCGGCCACACGCTGTTTGCCAAGTGCAAGCTGTCGGACTACATCGTCGGCATTGACGTGCTGGGCAAGGACGCCGTCGCAAACGGTTCTCTGGGCAAGCTCGACGGCAACGACGTGTACGCCATCCCGGACAGCTATCTGCCCGCAGGCGTCAACTTCGTGATCTTCCGCAAGGGCGCGAGCGTCGACCCGGTGAAGAACCAGACCATGCGCATCCAGAAGAACCCGCTCGGCATCGACGGCGATGTGGCGGAGTACCGCGTGATGTTCGACAGCTTCGTGCTGGACAAGAAGGCATACGCCATCGGCGTGCACGCGACTGCGGGCTGCGCGACCCCGACGATGTCTGTTTCCAGCGGCACGCTGACGCTGACTGCCGGTGAAGGTGAGACCATCAAGTACACCACCGACGGCAGCAACCCGAAGACTTCCTCCACGGCGAAGACCTACAGCGCCAGCGCGAAGCCGACCGGCATTGCCGCAGGCACGGAGGTCAAGGCTTACGCCAGCAAGACCGGCGCGCTCGATTCCGGCATTATGACGGCTACCGCCTGAGGCAACGGATAAGGCGGCGGGAAATCCCGCCGCCTATTTTCAGATAACGAGGTGATTTCATGGCAGAAGTCAGCGACGTGTTTGACGCGGCAATGTCCATCATGGACGAGCTGAGCGATAGCGGGAAACCGCAAACGACGGACACGGACGAATATAAATACCGCGCCGTGTCGATCATCAACACCATGATCGCGGAGCTGTACCCGTTTTCGGAGACGAAGAAGGCCGGAAAAACTGCTTCCGGCTGGCTGCCTGTCGAGGAATTCGACGACACGATCTCGGAGATCGACAACACGCTTGCGCTCGGTGCGATGCCATACGGCCTTGCTTCCGCTCTCCTGACGGACGAGAACCCGGAGGCATCCGACCGGTTCAAGCGGCGCTACAACGAGATCGTGACGATGCACAAGGCAAACGCGCAGTGCAGCATGGGCACGGTCGAGGATGTGTACGGTGGCATCGAGTATAGCGAGTTCGGGAGCTGGTGACGCGCATGAATGAAAAGATCGTCGGAATCCAGAAATGGCTCGGTATCAATCAGGCTGGCAGCGACGACACAAGTCTGAAACTTGGTGAGGCATCCGAAATGCGCAACTGGCGCGTGACGCAGGACGGCGCGCTGCGAAAGCGCCCAGGTATGAAAGCTGTGCATACGTTCCCCGGAGAAATTCAGGGAACGTGGTGCGGCTACGTCGGCGGCGAATATGTGCAGGTAGCGGCCGCTGCCGGGAAGCTGTGGAAAATCGGATTTCCAGCCACTACGGCGGCCTCGGAGCTGGGCGCGCTCGCAGATGCACATACGGAGTTTTTCGGTTTCCGGGAAAAACTCTATATCCTCAACGGCACGCAGTACAAGGTGTTTGACGGCTACAAGCTCTCCGATGTGACCGGGTATGTACCGACCGTACTTGTGGGCGTCGGTGCGGACGGCAGCGGCACGGAACTGGAGCAGATCAACAAGCTATCCAGCAAGCGAAAATACCGCATTGCTACGGACGGAAAGTCCACGGTGTATGTATGCCCGGAGGACGGAACGCTGTCTGTGAGCGTGAAAAACAGGGCAACAGGCGCAGCGTTGGCAGCCGGTACGGACTATACGTTTGCAGAAGGCAAGATCACATTCACGAGTGCGCCCCCTGCCGGTGCGGATGTGTATGAGGTGGAATACACCGTGGCATCCGATGATTCCGGTGCGGTCAGGGCAATGAAGTTTGCAGAGCTTTACAACGGTGCGACGGACAACCGCGTGTTCCTCTATGGCGACGGAAGCAACAAGGCGCTGTACTCCGGGCTGGACATTGACGGCAACCCGACCGCCGAATACTTCCCTGACATGAACGCGCTGGACATTGGCGACGAAAACACGCCGATCACGGCGATGATCCGCCACTACTCCAGACTGCTGGCGTTCAAAGAGGACAGCGCATACTCCGTGCAGTACGGCACTGTGACGAACGCAGAAGGCAAAATCCTCCCTGCATTTTACTGGACGCAAGTAAACAAGGCCATTGGCAACACAGCTCCCGGTCAGGTGCGGCTTGTGGACAACAGCCCTTACACCCTGTTTGGGGAGAGCGTCTACACATGGAAAAACAACAGCAGCTACTCCAGCAACCTGACGATCGACGAACGGCAGGCGAAGCGCATTTCCGACCGCGTGTGGAAAGCGTTGCAAGACTTTGACCTACGTCAGGCGTATTGCTGGGACGACAACGACCGCAAAGAATGGTACTGCGTATATGGTGACACGGCCATTGTGCACAACTACGGTCTCAATGTGTGGTATCTGTACACGAACTTCCCTGTCAAGCACTTTTACCGTGTATACGGCAGGCTGCTCGGCGCGCGCGGCAACACGCTTGTGGAGATTTCAAACGCATTCCGCAGCGACTGCGGCGAAGCAATCGACGCACGCTGGGAGAGCGGCAATATGCACTTCGGCGCGGATTTTATGCGCAAATACTCCGCCATGCTGTGGATCGGTCTCGTGCCGACGTACGCCGGGTCGATGACCGTGACGGTCATGACAGACCGGAAAGCGGACTTCTCAAAGAAGCTGGTTTTCCGCAACAGCGCAGCGTTTGACCACGCGAATTTTGCGCACTGGTCGTTTAATACGAACAAGCGCCCGTATATGACGCGGCTGAAACTGAAAGCAAAGAAATTTACATACTACAAGCTCATCCTGACGAACGATGATGCGGACACGACGGCGACGGTCACAAGCGCCGACATCCGCGTGCGGTTCACGGGATATGTGCGATAGGAGGGTAAAACAAATGGCACTTCCGACGTGCAACGAGGACATGAACATTATCTCCAAGCTCGACGACGAGCCGAACGACGTTGGCGGCCTGTCCGCTGCGTCCCTGAAAGCAAAGTTTGACCTCGCTGGAAACCTGCTGAAAAAGGCGCTGAACGATCTGGTCGCGGCGCTCGGCGGTGAAAGCGCAGCAAAATGCATCGGTTTTGTCGCGACAGAGGCGGTGAACAAAACCAACGTGCAGGAAGCGATCGAGAACGTGCAGGCGCAGATCGCCGATGTGACGCAGGGCGGCATTGCGGACGGGGCTGTGACTACGGACAAACTCGCGGACGGTGCGGTGACTACGGAAAAGATCGCGAATGGCGCGGTGACTTATCACCAGATTGCCAACGAAACGATTGGTAGTCCGGAATTGGCGAATAATGCGGTCGCGGCGAGCAAAATCGCCTCGAGCGCCGTGCAGGAGCGGCATATTTTCAACGGCGCTGTTACGGAGAGCAAACTCGCGGGGGAGAGTGTAACTCAGGCGAAAATCGCGACTGCCGCAGTCACCAGCAACAAGATCGCGATGCGCGCTGTGACGAATGACAAGATCGCTGACGGAGCCGTGACGAAGGAGAAACTCGCAAGTAACGCTCTGGACAGTGTGCTGAATGCCTATTTCCTGAAAGTGTACCCGGTTGGCGCGTTTTACTTTTCTGCGTCCAGCGACAACCCGGCAACGCTGTTCGGTGGCACATGGACGCAGATCAAAGACACGTTCATCTTGGCGGCAGGTACGAAATACAAAGCGGGCACGACCGGGGGCGAAGCGACACACACGCTGACAGCGCCAGAGATGCCAAACCACTACCATGACGAGTATGCCGGCAACGACGGCGGCGACAGCAGCGCACCGAGCGGCTATATCGGCTGGCCGAGTATTAGCTCCGTCAGCGACAAAACGTGGTTTGCAAAGTTGGCGAAAACAAGCGGCGCGGGCGGCGGTGCGGCTCACAACAATATGCCGCCATATCTGGCGGCATATGTCTGGCAGCGCACGGCGTAACCGGGGCTTGGGAAGTATGAGGTGATGATATGGCATATATCAAACGCGGTGAGGCAAAGACCGTTCCCGTGCGCGTGAAATTCAACGATATGGACGTGTTCCCACTTGGCAACGTGGATGAGATCGCGTTCAAGCTCGGCGACAGTGTGCGCAAGACGTGGCCGGACGCGGTGCGGTACGACAACGCAAATGGCCGGTTCCTGCTGACGCTGACGCAGGAAGACACGCTGTCCCTCGACGCGGGGCAGGCGGAGCTGGAGATCACATGCAACTTCAAGGGCGCGGGCAATATCCTGAAGCCGAAGAAAAACCCGAAAATCAAAGTGCTGGAATGCACGGATGCGTCAGCAGTTATCGCTACAATCAACGAACCGATCACGTAAAAGGAGGCACAGATGGAATTTATTGCTTGCAACATGGCCAATTACCGCGCCGGGCGCACGCAGCCGGTGCGGTACATTGTGATGCACTACACGGCAAACAACGGCGACACGGCAAAAAACAACTGCGACTACTACCACCGCGTGGGCGGCCTGCAGGCCAGCGCGCACTATTTCGTGGACGAACACGGCGCGATGCAGTCCGTGCGCGAGGGCGACACGGCGTGGCACTGCGGCGCGCGGGCGTACTGGCACCCCGAGTGCCGCAATGCCAACAGCATCGGCATTGAGATGTGCAGCCGCAAGCGCGCCGACGGCAGCTACTACATCCTGCCGGAGACCGTGGCAAACGCCGCGGCCTTGGCAAAAGACATTATGCAGCGCTATGGCATCGACACGGAGCACGTTGTGCGGCACTACGACGTGACGGGCAAGCGCTGCCCCATGCCGTGGGTGGATGACCCGGCGCAGTGGGCGGCGTTTAAGGATATGCTGACGCCGAAAAACACTACTACAGACGAGGAGGATGAGGATGACATGGTGAGGTACAACACGATCGACGACGTGCCCGATTGGGCGCAGGACACGGTGCGCATGCTGATGGACGCGGGCGCGCTGCAGGGTGACGAGCACGGATGCATTGACCTGTCGCGGGATATGATCCGCGGCATGGTGATCGGCAAGCGGTACGCGGACGCGCGCAGCCCCAGATATGCCACGATCGACGACGTGCCCGGCTGGGCGCGCGAGGAGACGCAGCGGCTGATCGACCGCGGTGCACTGAAAGGCAATGCGCACGGCGAGCTGGACGTATCAATGGATATGCTGCGCACGATGATCGTGTGCCAGCGGATGATGGACGAAAACAAGTGATGGAGGGGTAGTACCTATGAACATTAACTGGAAAGTACGTATTCGCAATAAGAACTTCTGGCTGGCGCTGATCCCGGCGCTGCTTCTGCTGGTGCAGGTGGTGGCCGCCCCGTTCGGCTACAAGTGGGATTTTGGTGTTTTGAATCAGCAGCTTGCAGCAATCATCAACGCAGTGTTCGCGCTGCTGTCCATCCTTGGCGTGGTGAACGACCCAACGACGGCAGGCAGCTCTGACAGTGCGCAGGCGCTTACTTACGAGGAGCCTAGAAAGGAAGGCTAACGATGACAGTTCCCGTTGCAAACCTGATCTCGGCGGCGGCGTTTGTGCTGACGCTGATCGGCGCGTGCTGGCGGATGAGCACCATCATCCAGCGAAACACGGACGCAGTCGTGGCACTGACGGCGCGCATTGACCGCATGGACGCCGGAAACGCCAAGGAGCACAACGAGATGTGGGACAAGATCGAGCGCAGCGAGGACACGCTCAACGACCACGAGACGCGGCTACAGTTGCTCGAACATAAATAACAATCGACACGGGGGACGCTGCCGGGCGCGGCGGTGTCCCCTCTTCCCTATCAAGTGATGAGGTGACACGATGGCATACAACGACGCAATCATAAACAGCGCCGACAAGCAGAAAATTGCCGCGCTCAGTGAGCAGTGGAAGGCTGCACATCAGGCCGGAAATCAGGGCGGCATGAATGAGGCGCACGAGCAGGCAGAGCTTATCCGCAAGAAGTACGGCTACAGCGGCGGCGCGGACGGCAGCGGCTTCAAGATCGTTGGAAACAACACCGTCCTGCCGGAAGCAAAAGACCAGAGCGAGAGCATCAACAAGATCTACGATGCACAGCAGAAGGCAAAGACCGACGCGCTGAAAGCGGCCTACGACCAGAACATGGCGGACTATGACGCGCAGGCCGCAAAGATCCCGCAGACGTACAACGAGGCGCGGCGGCAGGTATCGACGCAGGCGGACATTTCCCGCGCAAACCTAAACGAACAGTCGGCGGGCAGCGGCATCAATGTCGGCGCGGGCAGCCAGCTCGCGCTCTCGCAGCAGAACAGCCGCAATGCCGCTATGGGTAAAGTATCGTCCGCAGAGGCAGACGCGATGTCCGCCCTCGAAGCGCAGCGGCAGAAGGTAAAGACGGCGTATCAGAACGCGGTCGCACAGGCGATCAGCGAGAACGACGCGGCACGCGCGAAGGCACTCTATACCGAGGCGCAGCGTGTGGATAACTCCATCGTCAACACGGCGGTCAAGCAGCTGAGCGTGGACACGACGCTCGCGGAAAACGAGCGCAGTCGGCTCGAACAGCAGGCCGCGACACTCGCCAAGTACGGCGATTTCAGCGGTTATGCCGCGCTCGGCTATTCGCAGGATCAGATCGACGCGATGCAGAAAGTGTGGGGTGCGCAGAACCCGAAGCTCTACTACGAGCGCACAGGCGCATATCCGGCGAGCTACACGGCATCAAACCGCAGGACGGGCGGCGGCGGTAGCGGTGGTGGCGGTGGTGACGACAACACGGTCCCTTCGGCCAGAGACCCGAAAACCAAACCAAAAAGCGCCGCAGATTACCACGAAAACAGCTACATCACGAACGCGAACGGTCCCGGCTGGGTGATGGTGCGCGGCTATGGGCGCGTGACACCAAGTGAACTGGAAGCACTCGTGAACTCTGGAAAGGTGAAAGAGGTCGTCAACGGCAACGGTACTTATACCTACCGAAACGCAAACTAAGGAAAGGTAACTGACCATGGCATCTGACTTTCTGAAACAGTACGCAAAGAGCAGCCGGGAGAAAATTGACAGAGAGTACGGCAAGAAGGCTTACGGCGGCTCAAAATACAAAATGGATAAGGTGTGGGGTCAGACGGCGACGCAAGACACTGCTGCCAAGCAGAAACCTGTCACCAAACCGATCTCTGAACCTGTGCCGCAGAAGAAGAAAGAGAACATCAGCTTCTGGGAGAAGCTGCTTAACGCTTTCGGCGACGCCGGTTACAGCGCGGACACGACAACGCCGCTTGCCCTGACGAATCAGGCAATCTCGGATGATTACCGCAAGAGCAATATGCAGGAGAGCAAGACGGCGGAAGCTGGCGGAAACATCGCAAAGTCTGCCTACGAGGGCGCGAAGAGCGCCTACGAAAACGCGGCCGGAACATTTCTCAACAAGCGCAGCGGAACACAGATCATGGGCGTGACCGTCGCGGACAACGCCGTGCCTCAGGAGGACAAGGACAAGGCGGAGGCCGCGCGGAAGCGCAACCAGGAAAGCATCTACGCCAAGGCAGACAAAGCGGCGGCAGCGGCGGCAGAAGCATCCGAAAAGGCGAAAGATAACCTCGGTGGCAGCAAAGCCGCGGGCGCGTTTGTGGACATTGCAAGCGGTGGCCTTCAGCTCGGCGCGGACATGGCGCTCAATGCGCTGCTGCCCGGCGTGGGTCTGGCAAACATGGGCCTGCGCTCCTATGGCAGCGGGTCGCGTGAGGCACGTCTTGACGGCGCGAGCGAGGGCGAACAGGTTGCATACGGCGCTGCGGCCGCTGCCGTTGACGTTCTGACGGAGAAAATCTTCGACGTGGGCAAGCTGTTCGGCGGCGGTGCTGCGGACGACGTGGCGGAAAAGCTCATCGGAAAACTGGCAAAAACGGATGCCGGGCGCAGTGTTGTGCGCGCGCTGACAAACGCTGTCGGCGAGGGCGCAGAGGAAGCCGTGGCCGACATCCTGAACCCGGCGATCCGCGCGATCTACGACAAGGGCGCTGCGGCAAAATCGAGCTACACGACGGCAGAAGGCGCGAAGGAAATGCTTGCGCAGTCTGCGTATGACGCGATGATCGGCGCGGTGCTGTCTACATTCGGCACGGCGGCGGGCATCGCCAAGGGCATAGACGCGCAGAAAAATGCCGCTCTGCGCGCCGGAGAACCGGCCGCAAGCGTAAACGCAGAAGCAAGCGCGAAACCGGCAGAGGCGGAAAATATCGCCGCAGAAGCACAGGCAGAGGCCGCACCGGTCGAGACCGCACAGGTCGAAGACAGTCAGGCGACTGTGCGCACGCTGCTGAAAAAGGGAATTATCTCGAACAGCGAGGCGAACCGCGTGCTCGCTGACGCTGGGCTGCGCACGGAGTTTGAACGCCAGACCGGCGAAACGTTGACCGGAACGAAGGCCGACCAGCGCGCGCAGATCAAGCGCGTGGCGCTGACGCAGAACATCACCGGTGAGACCGCGAAGAGCGAAGAACAGTCACAAAAAACGGGTGAAATTGTGAATGAAAGCGCCGAAAACGCGGTTGAGGCACAAAACAGTGACAATTTTGCAGACGTGCAGCAGCGAGAGGCAGAGACGGATGCCGGGCAGCGCGGAACGTTGCCGGAAGGACAGGGCGCAAAATCCGCGGAGTTTGGCTATGACGAAGCGCGGACACAGACGCACTCGACCGACGGCGTGCTCACCGACGACGAGCGTGCAATGCAAGGGCTGAGGCCGGAAGACCGGACGCACAAAGTCAACCATGACGAAGAGGTAAACGCGAAGGCGCAGGAGCGCTTTGAATCGGACTACGAGGGCGAAAAGGCAGACTTGTTCGGCACAAAGCAGGACTGGGACGACACCGACACGGTGCTTGCACACAAGATCATCGTCAAAGAAGTGGCCAAGGCGCGCGAGAGCGGCAGCAAAGATGCATACGCCGAAGTGGCAAAGCTCATGAAAGAATGGGATGCGCACGGCACGGAAGCCGGTCAGGCGCTGCGGCAGCGGCGGCAGTTCGCGTCTGACCCGGCGCTAATGGAAGCGGACGCGATCCAACTGCTGAGCGACAGCGAGCGCACGCGCAAAATGTCGGACGAGCAGCGCAAGAAGATTCTCGACAGCGTAAGCCAGAATGCAGAGAAGCTGCGCAGCATCGAAAAAGGCGACGTGGACGGCGTGGTTGACCTCATCAAAGGCATGAGCACGGAGCGGCGCACAAACGGCCTGTGGTCGAACAAGATGGGCAGAACAATGGAAAAGGCGCTTGAGCAGGCAAAGAAACTGCCGGGTGGCGAAGCGTTTCTGCGTGACGTTGCCGCAAGCCAGGTGCGCGGCATTGCGTATGACTACGCGAAACCGTCCACGCTCGAACAGATCAAAGCCTATCGTTATCTGTCCATGCTCTCGAAACCGGCGACGCCTGGCAGAAACCTTGTCGGCAATATGGTGTATGACCCGGTAGAGGCCGTGTCAAACAACATCGGCGTCGGGCTGGACATGCTGCTTTCGAAATACACCGGCACACGCTCCGTAGCTGCGGATAAGAGCTATTTCTCCAAGACGAAACGAAAAGGCATGGGCGAGGCAACGCTCAAGTCGTACATTGAAACCGGCCTTGACGCAAGCGTTTCCAACGCGCAGGGCAAATACGAAACCGGCGGCAGCAGGTCGTTCAAGATGACCGGCAACTTTCTGGAGCGGTTTCTCTCCACGTGGGAAAAATACAGCAACTATGCCATGGTCACGACTGACCAGATGCAAAAAGGCGGTATTCAGGCGGAAGCGCAGCGCGGAATTGACGCGCTGGAAGCTAAGGGCAAGGTGGCAAAAGGCGCGCTTGACGGCCGCGCGGAGGAAATCGCAAGGGAACGCACGTTCCAGAACGAAGGCAAGCTCGCGCAGGCGACGGGTGTCGTGCGGAGAGCGCTGAACGTATTTAGCATTAAGGACAAGCGCGGCGGCAGCTTCGGAGTGGGCGATCTCATCCTGCCATTCACAAACGTGCCCGGCAACATTGCGAGCGCAGCGATTCAATACTCCCCTGCCGGGTTTATTAACGCCGGTGCGGAGGTCGTCAAAGTCTTAAACAAGGCAAAGGCCGGAACGCTGACCGCATCCGAACAGGCGAAGGCTGTGACGGATTTCGGCCGCGCGTTCAACGGCACGATGGGCATCGCATTTTTTGCCGTGCTTGCCGGGGCCGGTATCATGAACGTCGCCGGAGACGACGACAAGGACAAGGAAGCGCTCGAAAAGTCCGAGGGCGTGAGCGGCACGCAGCTTAACCTTAGTGCACTCAACCGGTGGATTGCCGGAGAAAGCACGGAGTGGCGCGACGGGGACGACCTGGTATCTATCGGCTTCCTCGACCCGATCAACGCGCAGATGACCTATGGCGCACTGCTGGCAGACTGCTACAAGGACGAGGGCCTGACGTTTGCAAACGTTGCGGGCGGCAATCTGGAATCTGCTTTTCAGAGCGTGATGGATCTGCCCGCTATGTCGCAGTTTCAGGAGATTGAGAACAGCCTCAAGTACTCCAAAGCGGACACCACGGGCGGCAAGCTTGCGGACGCGACGTTCCGCTATGGCGCGTCTCAGGCAACCAGCTTTGTGCCAAACGTCGTGTCCGGCGTGGCGCAGGGGGTTGACGGGACGGTGCGCGACACCTACAACGGCGACACCGTGTGGGAAAACAGTCTGAGCGCGATGAAGAGCAAGATCCCGGGGCTTCGGGAAACGCTTCCGGCTGCGCTGGACAACTGGGGGCAGGAGAAGAAATACACCGGCACGGCAGCAGAAAACTTCCTGAACGCGACACTGAATCCCGGCAGCGTGACGAAGTACCGGACGAGCGCCGTGAACCAAGAGCTGTACCGGCTTGGCGAGAACATCGACATAAAATATCCGGAGAAGAAAGCGCCAAACAGTGGAAACAGAGACGGCGAAAAAGTGTCGCTGGATCAGGACGAGAGGCGGCAGTACCAGATGGCATATGGCCAGACGGCCTATGACAACATTCAGAAAGTCATTCGGAGTTCGGTATACAAGCAGTCGAGCGACGCGGAGAAAGCGGCCGCGATTCAAAACCTGTTGGAAGTCGCAACATCGGCCGGCAAGAAGAAGGCGAAGCTCGACGGCGGCGACACTCCGGCTTGGACGACGAAAAGCACGGGCACGATCGGCGAGAACGCCGTATACAAGGCGATGCTCGGCACGGCAAAGGACGCGCTGCCGGAGGACAAGCGCACGAAAACCGGCAATGTGCTGCAGTCTGTCCTGAAAACCGCCGGGAACAAGCGCGGCGGCGACAATCTCATGCTCAACATCATGGCGCAGCAGCTCAGCGAGGGCACACAGGATAAGTTCGAGACCGCATACAACGGCGGGTACGAGCTGAAGCAGATCGTGGACTTTTATCAGGCAAAGTACGCGACGAAGCCGGGAACCAGCCAGCGGAAGTACAAGAAAGCAGATTTGTATGCGTGGGCGATGCAAAACGGCTATACCGCGAAGCAGTTCAACCAGCTCTGGAAGCTCTTCTCGTGACAAACACACAACAAGAAAGCAGCACGCATATCCTGCGTGCTGCTTTGCTTTATGTGCTTTCGTTTACGATCCGGTATGCTCATACTCCGCGATGATGCGCATCGCTTCCGCGAGGCTCGGAGCTTCCATCACCGTGCAGCCGGTCGTGACGATATACCGCCCGTCGAGGCCGCGCGCCATGCGAACATTTTTGTTCTCTGCGAACGTGGTCTTGTGCGGTGCTTTTTCTGCTGAGACTGTTTTTTGCGTCTCTGCGCGGCTTTTATTCTCCGCGCTACATTTCACGTCTTTGCGGTCGCGCCCGCTCTCCGTTGAAATTTCCCCGGCACAGGCGGCATATCCGGCGAGGTCGATGAAGTTATCCGCTTTATCGCCTCCGGTTGCGATGCGGCCGAGCTTGAACAGCGCCATCATTGCGCCGACATCGGCTGCACCGAGCGGCTGATCCATGCCGCGCGCACAGAGGTAAACGCTCCAAAGCATGGAGATTGTGCGGAAATTGTCCTCCGGCTCACCGTACTGCTGATTTCGGTCGGTACAGACGCAGCGCTCTGCGGCCTTCAGAATTTCGGCACGGGTCAAAATGCGTCACCGTCCTTTGCCTCCTCTTCCGCTTTGAGCGCTTGCAGATTTCCAAGCACGCCGTCGTAGTCATCCGGGTACATTGCCCGAAGCACGGTACAAAGCTCGTCATCGTCAAAGGCGAGCTTTTCGCCACTGTAGTTCAGCCGGGCGGCGTTGAAGATCGCATCCGTCAGGATGCTGAGGCGGAGCTCGTTGCGCGCGTCGTTGCGCACGCCTTCCCACATTGCGTTTGCTTCCATTGTTATTTCCTCCTGTTTTCAGATGTTCCGGCATCGCCGGTGTCGTTATATTCCAGCCATCGATTTGCGGCAAACTGCGCAGCCTGATAAGCCGCCTGCGGTTTTACGCCGCGGATGTCGGCAATGTCTGCGTAGGTATACCCTGCCATGCGCAGGCACACGGTCTGACGCTGCACCGGCGTGAGACAGTCCAGAAAACAGCTGATATCCGCCGCGGAATCGTCGCAATCTTTGTGCGGTCGATCCTTTGGCTTGACTGCACCGCGCTGCGTGTGATCGTACTTACCGGCGCTGTCAAACGCTGTGTCATTATCGTCCGTGTACAAAATAAGCATACCGGACCGCTTGCGCTGCTGCGCGTACTTCTTGCGGTGCGCGATCTCGCTGCGAATGCACCACATAGCGTGTGTGGAAAACTTTCCGCGCGTTGGATCGTATGTACTTGCGGCTCGGAGCAAGCCCTCGGCAGCGTGCCCATACAGCTCATCGGCGTCCTCGTCCGGCGCGTAGCGGTGGATCGCAAGATAGATCAGACGCTCGTTGTCAGCCGCGAGCTGCTGCTGTTCCGGCGTAAGCGGCGCGAGCGGTTTTCTGCGCATGGCTTCACCCTCCTACAATGTCGATCTCGTACTCTTCCCGCAGAACGCGGATCAGGTCGGGCGCTGATACATAGCCATCGCGCACGCTCTCGCTCAGCGCCTCTACTTCGCGCCAGATGCGCTGCAGCTGCTCGGCTTCCATGCCTTCTTTGTCTAGCAGCGCCGTGAAAAAGATCGCCAGCGTCACCCGGCAGGCATCCGCCGTCGCCGTATCCTTTGCGCGCTGCACGTCTGCCATCGTCGCCGGTCTCCGGCGCGGGTTAATCCGCTTTGGCATCGTCGTCACCGTCCATTCTCGCGCCGCAATCCTCACAATATTTTTTAGTTGGCTTATCCCAACTGCCCTCAGTGGTGATAACAAATCCATACGCAGAGCAGCACCACTCGTCTCCGCCAAGATGCGCCCACCGCCCATGCACCACCGGCGCAACGTCGGCGGCGGTCTCTTTGAGATACTCCATCCAATCGCATTTCCCCAAACCACATTTTTCCTGGGAATATCCGTCCGGATATAAACTTCCGCACAGATCGCATATGATTACCATCGCTGTTTCGATTTTCGCGTATTCAGCCATCGCTTTCTCCTTTTTCCGGCAGTACCATCAAGCGCCCGGCCTTCCCAAGCTTCACTATATTGCATAGTTGTTCGACCGGCACGCCAAGCGCAATAGCCGCCGCGCGGACAATAATGTCTATATTTAAGGTGCACTTGTAGTCCTCCGGCTCTAAGCCGAGATCCTCGTAGGCTTTGAGCTTTTCCCACACCTTTCGCTGTGTGCAGCTACCACCGTGCGTGCACGGCAGCTCCCGGCACTGAGCAATTTCGCAGAAATTGCCGTCAAACGTAAGCCTGTTCATTTCAATGTTGTCCTCCTTATCAGATCAATGTCGGTATTTCGTAATTGCACCAGAGCACTTCCGTGCGCCTATTTCCATTCTGGTTATAGGCCTTCCGCTCGATGATGTTCCAGCCGTGCAGTTCACTGTCATACATAGGCGAATGATACCCGGATAGGATGACCGGCCCCGGGTGCGCTTTCAGCGCTGCCAGCAATGCCTCGTGGTCTGCGTCTGTCATTTCGTGCCGATACTGCTTTCCGCTGCGCGTTTCAAGCAAATACGGCGGATCTGCATAGATCAGCACGTTCTCGTGCCGGAAACGCCGAATCAGCTCCAGCGCCGGGCGATTCTCTATCTGTACTTCTTTCAGCCGCTCGGCCGCGGCCCGTATGTTCTCGGGCATATCGTTCCAGCAGTTCAGGCAGTAACTGCGCTCACGCGCATAAACGTCGATTTTGAATCCGGTCTTTTGATACGTCTTGAAGCCGTGCCCCATCCTGCTACGGATGCAGAACCGCACCGCGCGGTCGAAGTCTGTTTCTCCGCGATTCTCGTGCGCATCATCAAAGACTGCGCGCGCATATGGCGTTAAATTGATCTCCCGGGCAAGCCGCTCGGGCTCTGCGCGCA